TGATATTATTGGTAGTATTACCAGTAATAATTCAGGAATTTATGATATCTCAGAACCAATGTCTGTAGAAGTAACTTCACGCAATGGCGTACCAATGCTTGGCATGGCACATTGGCTGCCTATACAATTGGTTAAAACAAATGAGGTTACTCTTACCGACAAAGACATACTTTGCATGGTTGATCCTTCTGATGATTTTATCGAATACTATACAAATACCGTGGAAAAACTTCGTGATTTAATTAAAGCAAAAAATTTATTAAAGAAAGAAATGAAAACTTCTTCTGATACTTTTGAGGAAGATATTGAAGAAATTATGAATCATTTGAAAGCTATGCCTGGAGATAAAGATATTATCCATTAACATCTTCTTTCCAGGACATACTCGACTTTACACGCTTGTCAACCTTTTGTCAATAACATTATGTGGTAATCATGAAAAAAGAAAAACACTATATTAATAACGCAGACTTCCTAAAAGCTTTAGTAGATTATAAAGATGCTAAAAAGTTAGCAAAGAAAAATAAAACTACTGAACCTCCTATACCAAATTACATAGGAGAATGTTTTATGAAGATTGCGGAAGGTCTGTCTCATAAACCTAATTTTATCAATTACACATATCGTGATGAGATGATTTCAGATGGTATTGAAAATTGCCTAATGTATTTCCGTAATTTTGATCCTGACAAATCAAAGAACCCATTTGCCTATTTCACACAGATTATTTACTATGCCTTTTTACGCCGTATTATGAAAGAGAAAAAACAACTCTATGTCAAATACAAGGCAACAGAACAGTTTGGTATTCTTGATGAACATGAAATGTTTGAAGATGAAAATGGAAATATGAGGCAGTTTGAATTGTATGATAACATTTCCGAGTTTATTTTTAACTTTGAAGAAAACAAACGCAAGAAGAAAGAAGGCAAAACTAAAGGCCTAGAAAAATTTATGGAAGAAGAATTACCTGAATAACTATTGACAACCTCTCAAAAAGGCGATATAATGGATAGATTAAAAATTGAGCATCATATAAAACATCTCCAAGAAATGCACGATGGTTTAGATAAAGATATTAAAGAAGAAGAAAAACATTATGGTAACGATGCATTAGTTACCTTTCTCAAAAAGAAAAAACTTAAACTCAAGGATGAAATAGAAGGTTTCAAAAGCCAATTAATATGAAATTATGCATTTTGGGTGACACTCACTTCGGTGCTCGAGGTGATTCTTTAGATTTTCACAAATACTTCCAAAAATTTTATGATGAAGTATTTTTTCCATACCTAATTGAAAATGATATTAAGGTAGTCTTTCAGATGGGCGACTTGTTCGACCGCCGAAAGTTTATCAATTTCAATTCTCTTTACCTGTCTCGCAAATACTTTTTTGAAAAGTGTGAACGATTAGGTATTCAATTACATACCTTGATAGGTAATCACGATGTTGCCTATAAGAATACACTTGAAGTAAACTCACCATCTCTATTATTAAATGAATATAGTAATATTGAAATCTATGAAGAATTTGATACCGTAGATTTTGATGGTGTATCAATCGATGTTGTGCCTTGGATTTGTGATGATAATGTAGATGATATATTTAACCGAATGAAAGAATCTAAGGCACAAATTTGTTTTGGTCACTTTGAGATTGCCGGTTTTGAAATGGATAGAGGCAATGTTTGTGAAAGTGGTATTGACAAACAATCATTATCCAAGTATGATGTAGTGTTAACAGGACACTTTCATCACAAATCAACAGATGGTAATATTACCTATGTTGGCACTCCCTATGAAATGACATGGGCAGATTGGAATGACCCAAAAGGTTTTCATATCTTTGATACTGAAACCCGTGAAATGAATTTTGTGAAAAACACCTTTTCAATGTTTCACAAAATTACATATGATGATGGTAAAACAACCTTTGAAGATTGGAAAGAATATGATTTTTCAAAACTCAAAGAGTGTTATGTTAAAGTTGTTGTATTGAATAAACAAAATCCATTCTTGTTCGACCATGTGATAGACAGTCTTTATAAAGCAGGTGTTTCCGATTTATCGATTGTTGAAGATTTTACAGATGTGAATGTTGATTTAGACCAAGACATTATTGACCAAGCAGAAGATACTATAACTATACTTTCTAAGTATATTGACAATTTAACACTTGATGTTGAACCTGAAAAACTTAAAACATTAATGCGTGAACTTTATGTTGAAGCATTGAATACAGAAGTGGCTGAATGATACTATTTCGATATGTTCGTTGGAAAAATTTACTAAGCACCGGAAATTACTTTACAGAAATCAATCTGTCAGGTAACACTAATACATTAGTTGTAGGTGAAAACGGTTCAGGAAAAAGCACGATGCTCGATGCGTTGTGCTTTGCTCTATTTGGCAAACCATTCCGTGATATCAACAAACCCCAATTATTGAATTCAATTAACAATAAAGATTGTGTCGTTGAGGTTGAATTTGATACTGGCAATAAAGCATATAAAATCATTCGTGGTATCAAACCAAATGTATTTGAAATTTATTGCAATGGTGAACTTGTCAATCAAGATGCCGCCGTAAGAGACTACCAAGAATACCTTGAGAAGTTTATTCTCAAACTCAATTACAAATCTTTTACACAGATTGTTATTCTTGGTTCTGCATCATTTACTCCTTTCATGCAACTCAAATCGGGAGACCGCAGAGAGATTATCGAGGACTTACTTGATATTCAAATCTTCTCTACAATGAATGGTTTGGTTAAAGACAGACTGAGTAACAATAAAGATTTGATGGTTAACAAAAAATCTGAAATTGAACTGACACAACAGAAACACGACCTAAAGAAACAATTCATTGAGAATCAAAAGACAGACAATGATGTAAAGGTGGCAGAGTATGCTCAAGAGATACAAAGTAATCAGAGTGTGGTACAAACCTTACATGATGAAATTAGTGGACTTACACAAGATGTATCGAACCTCACCGAACAAGTCACTAGTAAGACTGAAATTGAGGATAAGGTCAAGAAACTTGGAAAACTTGAATCGCAAATTGAAAGCAACTTATCCAAATTTCGAAAAGATATACATTTCTTTGAATCAAATGATAGTTGTCCAACCTGTAGGCAAGCCATTGCCATGGAGTTTAAAGAAACGGAACTTACCGGTCTCTCCGACAAGGTACAGAAATGTAAGCATGGTCTCAGCGAGCTTGAACAAAAGTTAATTGATGAACAGAATAAACTGAATTCAATTGCAGAGATTCAAAAACAGATTCAAACAAAACAGATTGATATTGCAACCAAGAACACAACCATTACAGAAACTAATAAGTTGATTGCAAGGTTGCAAAAACAAATTGATGAATTGAAATCTAAGTCTGATGCTTCTGATAAAGAAGAACAAGAATTAAAGTTATTAAACGATACATTAAGTGAGTTAAAGAGTAATTTAAGAGCGCTTATAGATGACAAGACATACCTTGAAGTTGCGGGTAACTTGTTGAAAGATTCTGGTATTAAAACCAAGATTGTTAAACAGTATCTACCTGTTATCAATAAATTGGTGAACAAATATTTGGCATCATTAGATTTCTTTGTAAACTTTAACCTAGACGAATCATTTAAAGAAACAATCAAATCTCGTCACCGTGATGAATTCACATACAATAACTTTTCTGAAGGCGAGAAACAAAGAATTGATATGGCATTGATGCTGACTTGGCGTGCTGTTGCTAAGTTAAAGAATTCATCAAACACAAACTTATTAATTTTGGATGAAACATTTGATTCTTCACTAGATGCCAATGGCACAGAAGAACTAATGAAAATCCTACATATGTTAGAAGGTGTAAACCTATTTGTAATTTCACACAAAGGTGATATACTGCAAGATAAATTTGCAAATGTTATTCGATTTGTGAAAGAGAAAAACTTTTCAAGGATAATGAAATGAGTGAAACATTAATAATTGATACAGGTGCGGCAATTGGAACACCAACACAACAAGTCAGAGTAGAACCTTTGCCGTTGTATGATGAAAATCATCCAATGTTGAAAGTTCAAATACCTGAATACAAATTTGATTTGCCAAATCCACTAATGGAAATGTTAGTGAAAAGATTGAAGATGACAATGAAACTATATGGCGGTATCGGTCTATCTGCCAATCAATGCGGAGTATTTGAAAGAGTATTTGTTATTGGTACAGACCACTTTCAAATTGCATGTATCAATCCACGAATTATAGGGCAAGCACCATCAACAATTAAAGCAGAAGAAGGTTGCCTCTCTTTTCCAGGCCTTCATGTTAAACTAGACAGACCAGATTGGGTTGAGGTAGAGTTTACAAATGAAATGGGTGAACTAAAACAAATGAGACTTGAGGGTATAACTGCCAGATGTTTTCAACATGAACTTGACCACATGAATGGTATTCGTATGATTGACCATATTGGTCCTGTAGCATTACAAATGGCAAGAAAAAAACAAGATAAGATTATTAAAAAAATTGTTCGCAATAAGAAAAAATGAAACTAACAATTACACGCCTCAGAAGCGGAACAAATTACAAACAACCACTCCATGATATTATGGATTCCTTTTATGAGTTATACAAAGAGTATATCTCTAAGAATTCACAGCACACTTATGGAGTTTGTAACTTTGGTTGGAATGCAGCCAATCGTAAGAAGTTAGATGATATACTTGATGCAGATGTTGTAATTATTCCTAGTGAAAATGAATTTTTTCAACACATTAAGGGGTATGTTGACCCAAGGCATAAAGAAAGGTCAGATGAATTCATACATCAAATTGGTGAACATCTGGCAAATAAACATGTCATTCTAATGCGTAGTGACCGTGCTGATAATGAAGAACTCTATCGCACAAGAACTTTCAAAGACCAAACAATTGGTAAGTTTTCAATTTTTGATGAGATGGATATACCTGGTGGTCTCCACGGCATGAAGTACCATTTCATTAAAGAAAATATGCCGATGCGATTATTTGATGATGACAGGCAATATAATTTCATTTATTGGGGTTGTGATAAACGCAAACTCATTGATAACATTGAATCTGGTGATGAAAGACACCTAGTATTCAAACGAATTAAGAAAGATGCCAAGTTAAAGTCTTACTTTATTGGCAAATATAACTCAATTGTGCCTGACAAGAAGATAGATTCGATGTATAATCTATTAAATGATTTAACTGGTGCAAGGTCAACTCTCTGCTTTAATTGGTTGGATCCTGCCGCAACAACAAGTAGATACCACGAAGCCATTGCCTGCGGCATTCTTCCATTTGTTTGGAAGAATTATGATTGTAATAACACTTTGGTTGCTGACCAATGGCAGAGAGTTGATTCAGTTGAAGAACTGTATGAAAAAATGCAAGATGTAGATAAGATGTTTCCTGCAATTGAAGATTATTATGTGCGTAATACAATGAAACCCAAATCATGGTACTACGAAAAATTTGAAAATAGAATGAATGAGATATTGAATGGCGTATAGTTTTGATCCAAAAGACGATGTAGAAGCCCAATGGCAGAAGTGGTCTGATTCTGGTATTGAATTTACTGATGTTGACTTTGAACATTTAAAAGAACGGACAATCAATGAATTGACCTATGTGTCTGCCATGGATGTTCGTGAATACACACTCTTTCAAAAATGGTGTGAAGTGCAAGAAAAATATCCTACTGTTACAGTCAATGATTTATGGGAAGGTGAAAAGAAAGTTCTTGCAGATGAAAAACAACGCCGTGCAATTGCAGAAGTTAAATCAAACTTTTGGATTCAAAAAGACCCTGATGACTATCTTAAATTACAACCTGAATTAGTATATACAAACAAAGAAGAAGATTTACCTGAATTGTGGAATACAATAAGAACATTTTCATCCACAATGAAAAACAATTCAAACATTGGTAGAAACCTCAATTTTGTTGTGAGAGATAAACCCACTAAGAAGTATCTTGGTGTTGTTTGTATTAGTTCTGACTTTCTTGATTTGACACCGAGAGATAACTTTATTGGTTGGTCAAGAGAAATCAAAACACAAGGTGCAATGATTAATCATACTGCAATCGGTTCTACAATTGTGCCATTACAACCACTTGGTTTTAATTATGTTGGCGGCAAATTACTTGCACTATTATGTTTATCCGATCCTGTGCAAGAATTGTGGGAAAAATTATATGGTGATAAACTTGTCTCTGTAACGACCACATCACTTTATGGTAAAACTAAGGCAGGCGGTCTATCACAATATGACAACCTTGATTATTGGCAACCTATGGGATTCACCTCTGGTTCTGTATCATTTGAACCATTGAGAGATACCCGTTATTTAATTAGAGAATGGTTAAAGAAGAATCACACAAGAAAATATTTCGAATGGTATGTCGCAAAGAAACCATCAGGTCAACCTCATAAGAGAGACCACAAGAATCGGTCATTGAACTTTGCATATTCTCAGTTGAATATTCCAAAAGAATTGATTCGTAGTGAACATGCTCGTGGCATTTATTACACACCACTCTATGATAAGAGTTGTGAATTCTTACGAAAAGAATGTGAAGTAAAAGATTTAACAAAGTCATTTGATACAAGTGTAGAACATTTGGTTGATATATGGAAACAGAAACATGCCAAACCTCGTATCAAACAACTTGCCAAAAAGAATAATGTATCTACCGAATCATTGTTCTATGATGACCTTATCTACCTAACTTGGGAAGAAACTAAGGCAAAGTATCTACCACAAGTCGGCAGATAATGAAAAATCACTTGACAATTGACTACATATAAGATAGAATGTCCTTAATGCGGTGAGTCCGAGACAACCTACCCCCGTAGGCAGACAGGTTTAACTCCTGTTAACCGCTCCAAATACTTGTTCCTATTGACTTCCAGACTGTTGTTTTTATGCAACACAGCTG